TAAATAAAGATAGTTATTAAAAATCATAACCTGTAGGGGAGTTGTTTAAATGGCACTATTAGTTCCAAATATTGGAGAACTTGAGTCACTCAGATACTTGGTTGCACAGAACAACCACACTGCGAGTCTTGCTGACCAGTCTCCCAGAAATCTAGTTCTAAAACTTTTCACAAGTAACACGACTCCAGCTGAGTCTGATGTTCCATCTGCATCTGCATATTTTGAACCATACGGAATTGGTAACACCAATGCTTATGGATTTGCACCAACCACAGGTTATCCATATTGTGTAAATAATAGATCCGACCAAACTTACACTTCACAGACTGGTATCCTATTGAATGGTTCTCGTTGGAGAATCAATCAAGTAGGTTCTGGCACAACCGCTACATATCCAGAACAAACCTTTACATTTACTGGAAATGCTGGTGATGTTTATGGTTATTATGTAACCCGTGCAAACAACATGCCTGTTGCTGTTCAGGGTAAAGTACACTACGCTTCTGTTGGTATTGGCACTACAGTTTCTAAGGGTGACAACACTGATCCAGTTATTGGAGTTATTGGAAATCAATATATCACAATTGACCCAGACCAAAGCGTTGATGACTTAACTTTAGGAATGGTCGTTGGTGGTAATGCTGGAATTCAAACAGGAACTCAAGTTATTGGTATTGATAGGGCTTTAAAAGTTGTCTATCTCGACAAAGCACTTATTGATAACATTCAGGTTGCAACAGATCCAAGTGTTACCTTCAGTTACGGTAAAATTGTAGCAACTGGACACCAACTAGTATCTGGCGATATTCTTTATATCGCTGCTGGAACTGGAAATACAACTCTGTCTTCTGGAACCTATACAGTATTCAGTGTTCCAAATGCTAATGAGTTCTACACAACTCCTTCACTCACTCCAACACCAAACGCAACTGCTGGACTAAGCACTGCAACTCTTTATAGTTCTATCATGTACGCTGAGAGATTTACTAATGGTCCTTACACCATTCAAAACAATGGTGACCAAATTAAGATCACCCTCAACGTTGCTCTTGACTGATATCTAAATAACTATATCATTGATTTTTTGGGGATTGTTATGAGTACAATCCCCATTTTTTTGTTTACTCATTGGGGTTACGGATGAATATCTACGAGTATAACTCATCATCCATAAATGAATACTTGGAAGAAGATTTTGGTAGTATTACTTCTTCTCCAAGTGAAGATTTTGACTGTCAAAAATTAAGTAGTAATTTTGAGATAGTTGATAATTGTGGAAATATTACCTGCAATGAAACTTTAATTCCTTTTGGAAGTATTAGAATAGAATCCACTAAAGAAAAAGAGACTTATAAAAAAGTTTCTTCTGAAGCTAGAAAATTTGAAGATATTAATAAAAAGTCTATTATATTATATGGTATTGTGTTTAGATGGATTGGATTTAATGTTATATTTGAATCTAATAGTTCATTAATAAGACAAGTTATTCCTGATGTATCTGGAGGCGGAGTAAAATGACTGCCTTTAGTTACCAGGGAATACCACAAAATATTCAATTACAACAAACTTGTTTAGAAGAAGTATCTATATCATATAATTTATCTTCCGTTTACCTCTACACTACGGAAGACTATGGTTCGATACAGGCAATATTGCAACCAAATGGTTTTAGTAATAATACAATAAATTTTAGTGAAACAACACATACATTTGATGAAGTAAATGTATTAGATGAACAGATTTATCTGGAAGATTATGGAGATATCTACACACCTTCCAATCTTAGAGAAGATTATGGTGTTATAATTGGATTTGGATCATCAGAAACTGTATATCCATTTGGAAATATCTCTTTAAGTGGATCTGCAATAACTCAATCAAATTATAGACTTTACTTATCCGGTCAAGCAGAAACCAAAGTTGTCTATAGTCCAGATAATACATCTGGTACGTTATTTGGATTTGGTGAAAAATTAGAAAAAAGAACTCATGCATATAATTTGAGTTCGGCATTTGATGATTCAGATGATTATGAATCTATAACTAATATTTCTGGATTATTGGATGATTATGGATCAATAACAGAGTCCGGTGTTTTATTAGAATATGGACTCATAACAGAAAATATTGTTGGAACTGTACTTCCATTTGGAAAATTAACTCTAAGTGGATCCGCAATAACACAATCAAATTATAGGTTATATTTCTCTGGTTCTGCAGTAGAAAAATTTGTCTATAATCCAGATAATACATCTGGTACTTTATTTGGATTTGGTCAAAAGATTGAATCTGTAACGTTTGATTATAACGAAAGTTCCGTTTCTAATAATATTCTTGACTACGGATTAATAATAAATGCACCTAATGAACTAAATGATTATGAAAATCTCCTAGGGTCTTCTGGAAGTTCTGCATTTGATAATTATGGACTAATTATTGAACCAAGTCCAACTGAACCAATAACCTATCCATTTGGATCTTTATCTATATCTGGTTCATCATCTAACCAAGTAATAGTTTCCCAAGTTGGTACTGGTACTATAACAATTAGTGGTGAATTATTACCACCCAATATTGATTTTACCCCAGTTTTAATTCTAGGCGGAACTATTCATATTTCTGGAATATCTGGGGAATCCACTAGAAATGAGTATAGTTCTTCTGGATCTTTATTTGGATTTGGTGAAAAAGTAGAAAAAGTAACTTATGATTATAATGAAGAATCTATAGTCATATATGATACTTTTGATTATGGATTAGTATCACAATCTCCAACTGAACTTAGTTTGGATCTTGAATCAATATCTTATGCAGCTGATGCTAACATCGATTATGGAATTCTAGTTGGATTTGGTGCTACCGAAAGTCTATATCCATTTGGTTCTCTATTCATTTCTGGATCTATTGCGGAGAAACAGGTAGATTCTTATCTGGGTCTTGGAACCATATTCCTTTCCAGCCAGAGTGGTCCTGTTGAAATTGATTCATATAATGGATCTGGATCAATTACTATTTCAGGACCTGCAATTGAAAAAGATGTAGATTCCTATGTTGGTTCTGGAAGCATCTTTATGGATGCTGTTGGTATAACAACATCTTCTCTGATTGCCAGAACAATATCTTATGTCGGATTTGGAACTATCGGTCTTTCTGGAATTGCTACTGAGAGATTTACTGCAGATACTCCAGATAATACTCAACTATTCCAGATTTCTGGAACCGCTGTAGAGAAAGATGTAGATTCTTATTCTGGATTTGGGACAATATTTGTTCTTGGTGAATTAGTACATCCTAATATTGATTATACACCACATTATGGTATTGATAAGAATATTGGTATTGGTACAACTGGAATTCAACTTTCTGGTTCTGCATTTGATGCATACTCTGCACAAACACCAGAAAATACACAACTCTTTATTATCTCCGGTATTGCAACCGAAAGAGTAACATCTAATCCACCAGAAAATACACAACTCTTTACTATTTCTGGTAGTTATAGTGAACTAAAGTCTACGGATGCGTATGTTGGTAGTGGTGGAACGATAAGAGTCTCTGGCACTTTAGTAGAAAAAGAAGTTGATTCTTATGTTGGTACTGGTACAGTATTCTATATTTCTGGACAACCACTTTACAGTAAGGTTGGATTCTTCAGAGGTATTGGTATTGGAACTTTCTCGGGAACAGCCTTAGAAAGTGAATCTGAAGTCTATATTGGAGTAGAAACCGCACTTTCTATTGATATATTCTCTAGAAATTATTCTCCAATATATCCAAGAAATGCTCTGATTGTAGATCCAAGTTCTGGTATTGGAACTATCCGAATTAATGATGATCGGGGTCTTACAATTACTAGAGCGGTTCTGCCTTATTTTGCTAAAGGCGGAATTATTCTTTCTGGTATTGGCACAGAAAGTTTCTCAATAACAAATTATGATGGAAGTGGATCAACTGCAATTTCCGGAATTGCTTCTACTAGAGAAATTGCTGTTTACACCGAAGTTGGATCTGGATTAATTACACTTTCTCAAACATTAGTTGAGACAAATATTGATGCTTATCGTGGATCTGGATCTATCATAGCTTCCGGAACTGGTACTGATATTTTAATAAAATCGTACTTTGGATCGGGTACAATTTCTTGTCTTTCTGGGGTTGCAGAGTCCTATTCTGCACAAACACCAGAAAATACACAACTCTTTACTATTTTCGGATCTGCATCAGATGCATACTCTGCACAAACTTCAGAAACTGAAGTTCTTTATCAATTTAGTGGCAATATTACTGAATCCAGAACTTATGGATATGAAGGATCTGGTCAGGCAACATTCGGATCTTCAGCAGTACCAATATTCAGACTAAGAGTAATAGGTGAAGGAGGATTTAGATTTACAACTTATCTAACTGACAATCTGTATGATACTTGTGATTCTACTAATATTACTTCAGATTATCAGGTTTCTGCCTTTGTTAAGTTTGTTTCCAATCCTCCAGAAAATACAGTTCTTTACAATTTCTATGGGTCTGGATCTACAAAAGAGATTCAAGTTTACACATATTCTGGACTTGGTTCAGTTGGAATATCGGGATCTCACATTATTAAGAGTTCCAAATCAATTGTTGGAATTGGGACAATTACTCTTGGATCAGAATCTATTAAGAAAGATATCGATTCTTATGTTGGATCTGGAGTTATTAACCTTCTTTCTGGATCTGCACAAGCCAATATTTCGATTGTTCCAACATCTACAGCATTCTTCAGTTTTTCTGGATCTGCATCTACAAAGACTTCAAAACTCAAAAGATATACTGGAATCGGCACCGCATATTTCAGTGGATCTGGATCTACCAGAGTTTTATCGATCCATTCTTACTCTGGAGTTGGTACAATTTATCTCTCTGGAGAACTTGTACATCCAAATATTAAATTTATTCCTGCGTTCAAAGGGGTTGGAGGTATTAATATTAATGGATCTGGACTTAAAAAAGTTGGTCGTAAATACTTACCAGTTATTCAACCTCTATTCTTCTTCTCTGGTGGATTTGAGTCATTCTCAGAGGCTACTTATGTTGGACTCGGTACAATTTACATCCAGTCTACTTCTGCTTCAACAATTAATAATCCATATCAGATTCCAAGAGTCTACGTCACAATTATCTAATTGGAATTATCATAAATAAGTCAGAAGAAAGAGTAGTTTGGGTAATCTCGTACTATGACTAAGCAGGTACAACTCAGAAGAGGGACAACAGCTGAACATGCAGTATTTACGGGGGCAGTAGGTGAATTAACAATTGACACCAGTAAGGATATTGCAGTTGTTCATGATGGAGTTACTGTTGGTGGTCACGAACTTGTAGGTGTAGCTGCTACTGGTCAAACAATTGTTAATAAAGATGGACTAGCTATTGGTTCTAGTATAGCTAGTTCCCCCTTAACAGTAATTGGAAATGCATATATTTCTGGAGTTAGTACCTTTGGTAATAACGTTGATATTGCATCAAATTTAAGCGTTGATGGTACTTCAACTTTTGCTGGGCTAAATACCACTAAAAATGTTACTATAGGTATAGGTAATACTGA